TTGGATTCTACCAAGTTTTCTATCGCGAAGGCTGTAAAGCAAATAGCTTAGAATAAGATTGAAAGTCAAATTCTACTACGTTACAAACGCGATCCAAAATCATCAGATAATTCAAAGACCGAATTTCACATTTGAACTATACTGTCTAAGTCATCCTATTTACGTTTTCTGAAAGTTTTATCAAAAAAACAACTCAACTATAATGAACCATCATAACGCACTGCTCTCCCAATTAGGGCTCGATCCGCAATCCGGAGTAAATCTCCATTACATCGATAATCCGTACCGATCTTTAGACAAAGCCGGCCAATTCCAATCTGTAAACGAATCAAACAAAATCGTCTACGAACATATTGTCCATACTTTCCTAAATAAGCATATGTTTTCATATGAAATCGACGCTATCGTTAATCAATTTGCAAGATCCCCCGTTTCACTCGAAGCACTTTACGAAGATACATTCAAAGCGCAACAACCACGCGTCTCCTTAATGATCGACGAAAATCTCGAACAAGCAATTGAATCTATTCAAAATGCATTTCGACCTCGAAAGAAACTATACCCTATCCATTTCGCAGATACCCGTTATTATCCATGGCCCCTTTCGTCCAACATCGAACTACCTTACTCTAACGATAAAGAAGTAGAACGATACCTCCTCCAACGCTACCTCGCTGGTGATATACCCGACCGAAAGACCAATTTCCACAACCTGTACAACTACGTCTTCCAAGATCTCCGACCGAAGATCCACCGTATTAAACTAGGCCACTGTTTTAACCACGACCTTAAACAAGACCTCCTCTATCCCATGACTGCTCATGTCCGCCCCGGACTTGGCAAAGCCGTTCACGGCAACATGAAGATAAAGAATCGTTTAGTCTATGGCGTTAGCAAAACGCAACTCGTCCCCGAGTGTATGTTCTCATACCCTCTCTTCCGCGAATACCTAGACTCTGGACTCTCCCCTCTTCTCTGGAACTACGAAACCTTAAATGGTGGATGGACTCGATTAAGATCCGAACTCCTTCCGACACTCCCCCGTGTATACTTTGTCTTTTCAGGCGACTGGTCACAATTTGACCACCGCGTATTATTCGAATTAATGAATATCATCTACATTGCTGATATGTCATACTACCACTTCGACGAATACCAACCAACTGAAGACTTCCCCTACGCTACTGTTAATCCTCAAAAATTAATAAACCTGTACATTTGGCTCATATATGCAACATTCTCCTCTCCTCTCCTGATGCCCGACAACAAGTTAATCATGCGAACTTTCGCTGCTTTAGCTTCTGGCATGTTTCGCACCCAGTACATGGATTCCAAAATCAATGGAATCATGCTACTCACCATCTTCTCTGATGCTGGATTCTATATTGACTCCAAGCACATGTTGAAGCTCATGGGCGACGATAACTTCGCCATCGTCTGGACCTGGCTCCCTGTCTCATCTCGTCAAGCACTATTCGACTTCCTTAGTGAACGAGCACTGACACGATTTGGCGCCGTACTCTCAGTAGACGCATCCGAATTCCACGATTCTCTTGATTTCGTTGAACTCCTAGGATACCGCAACTTCTGCGGACACGCATATCGTGACCCACTCAAACTGCTTGCGCAATTACTCTACCCTGAGTCTAATTCGTTCAAGCTCTCCTCACTAATGGCAAGAACCATTGGCATTACCTACGCTGATCTCGGCCGCAACTCTCGTCTAGAACGGGTTTGCCACGACATCTACGATTACTTGAAACTTCAAGGAATCCGCCCCCAACGTAGAACCTTAATGCACATGTTCGACCGCAACGTCGTCCACTCTCTTGACATTCAGACTGACCACTTCCCATCTCGACTCGAGATACAGAAACACTTAACTATACCGAAGTCCCGTTCCCCCACAGAACAGGACCGGTACTGGCCGTCACAGTTCTTCATTGACCCTGAAGATACTGACCGCCGCTTAGCCGCATTAATGCGCGAGTTTAAGTTTTCTACTCGTATCAAGATTTAATTACAGCCTTTCTTGGCTTGTACCAAAAC